AGAATAGATTTAGCATTTACAAATATTGCCAGAAAGAGAATTTTTAATATCATTAGAGATGTATATGACATTCCGTCTAATTATATCCTTATGGAATGTAAAAACCACTCAAAAGATATTGCTAATCCTGAACTGGATCAGATGATTGGTAGATTTAGCAACAGCAGAGGTAGAGTTGGAATAATTTTCTGTCGTCATTTAAATAATTCGGAATTATTCTTGAAAAGATGTAAAGATACTTTTAATGACAGTAACAACATAATTTTACATATCACTGATGAAGTCCTAATTAAATTACTTGATGAATATAAACAAAGATATGAAGGCTCATATGATAGAGTTATTTCTAGAATGGTTGATGATGTAAGATTGTCATAACAATTAACACCGAGGATTGATATAAGTTTATCCCCCCCAGCTCAGTTTTGATAGGCGAATCGCCACGACCGCAAGCCCCACATCCAAAATACGTGACCCTAAATTTTGAAAATCTCAGATTTGATTCTGAGATTTTTTTACGTTTTGGAACCCAACACTTTCACCCCCTACACGCGCGTAGAACATTTTTAACACAAGTCTTCAGTTTGACCCCCAAATATTTGTCAATGTCTTGATAGAATCAAAAGCAGATAGATATCTATCCAAAGTCGAAACGGAAACGACACTCATTGATTTTGACCCCTTAAACAAGGTGATCTTGATATGAGAATACGTTACAGGTTACGCTTCTCCTCCATCTCGAAAGACTACAAATCACTTGATGGAGGTTCGCTTATGCCGGTCGAATACTTCCTTATTCACTGGACATTTAAAATCTTTGTGGTATTTGTTGTTTTAGATACAAAGTATCTATAAGAGAAAGTAGGAGAATGAAACTATGAAGAAGTGTTCAATCTGTAAGAAAACATTTGATGGGTATGGAAATAATCCAGCACCATTCAGTGGAGAAAGATGTTGTGATGAGTGCAACCAAAACTATGTGGTACCACTTAGGATATATCAAATCACTAAGGAACCCAAGAATGCAGTCCTATTCAAAGAAGATGGGACTGTAGCAACGATTACACCAAAGAACGAGTACTTCACACTGAAAGAACTTCAAAGCCTTGTAGAAGGATATATTGAACTCTATCCAGCAAGATATCATTCTCATTTAATCATTTGTGATGAAGAGGGAATGCTCAAACGAAGAAAACGAAATGAATCATTCCGTTCTTTAACTGGAATCGGATTACTTGGGAATGTTCTACTATGCCCAGAAAGAATATTCGAGGTACCAAATTATGAGTAAACTAAATTGTGTCTATGAAGAGTACATAAGGCTTTCAAGCCTTTTTGCTTTGGATAGTTTAGATTCAGGAAAACGAACCTTAGTTGAAGAGTTGCTTCAGCAAGCAGCATTCATGAAGATGGAACTAGAAATATTGAAAGAACAGATCCACATATATGGTGCAGTGCAAGTTTCAACAAGTGGTAGACAAAGACAAAGTGAACCAGCAAAGTATTATACGAAACTGATGTCCTCTTTCTCATCAACATTAAAAACAATTAGTTCAATCATGGGTAAAAACAGTGGTGATGAAGATGATGAACTCGATAAGTTCTTAAAGAGTCTATGAACTATCTCCTAGAGTATTATGATGAAATTCAAAAAGGAAACATTCTTGTTGGCAAAGAACTGAAGGCAGTCCTGAACCAACTTGTTTTGGATTTAGATAATCCGAAGTTTATCTTTGATAACAAACCAGGAGATACTCGAATTAGGTTTATAGAAACATTTTGCAAACATACGAAATCACCATTTAATGGTCATCCATTTTTACTTGAGTTATGGGAAAAAGCATTACTTCAAACTGCTTATGGTTTTAAATATATAAATACAGGATTCAGAAGATTTAACGAAGTGTTGCTCCTGATTGCACGAAAGAACGGAAAGACAACATTTGTTGCTGGAATTGACTTGGCTGAGTTTTTCTTATCTCGTGGTGGAGTTGATATTGTTTGTGCTAGTAATACATCAGATCAAGCAAGTATCCTTTTCGAAGAAATCAACAATATGCGTGAAGGTTCAAAAGCATTGTCTAGTGAAAAGAGAAGTAAGAAGAATATCTTTTATATCTATTCACATAAGACAAAAAACAAGATTAAGAAGCTATCCGCACAATCAAGAAATAAAGATGGTTATAACATTGAAGTAGGATGCATCGATGAAGTCCACGAGATGACAGATTCAAAGGTGTATGATGCCATCAAACAAAGCCAATCAACCAAAAAAGAGCCCTTAATATTCATCATCACCACAGAAGGCACAGTAACTGAAGGATTCTTAGATAAGAAACTTCAATACTGTAGAAAAATGATTAAAGGCGAGATTGAAGATGATAAGTTGTTAGCCTGGTTATATACCCAGGATTCACAAGATGAAATCTATACTGATAAAAAAACATGGCAAAAATCAAATCCTTCTTTAGGAAGTATCAAACTTGAAAGTTATCTTGATGATATTATGAATAAATCCAAAAATGATTTATCAACTCGGGTCACAATGCTTTGTAAGGATTTTAATATCAAACAAACTGAGTCAGGTTCCTGGTTGACATTCTCTGATTTAAATAATGAAAGAAAGCACACGATATCATTAAAAAACACTTACGCTATTGGTGCTGTAGATTTATCTAATACAACAGACTTAACCTGTGCATTATTGCTCATTCAAAAAGATAACATTAAATATGTCCTTCCGCATTTCTTTATGCCTAAAGATGTCATGATGAAAAGAATTGAAGAAGATTCTGTTCCGTATGACTTATGGCAACAACAGGGCCTGTTAACTTTAACTGATGGTAATCAAAATGACTTCTCACTTGTTACTAAATGGTTCATGGAAAGAGTCCAAAAAGATGGAATCAGACCGCTTTGGGTTGGATATGATCCTTGGAATGCACTTTACTGGGTCAAAGAAATGGAAGAAATGGGATTTACAATGGAGAAAGTAAGACAAGGTGTGTACACCTTATCAGAACCTATGAAGCAACTAGAAGCTGATTTAAAGAACAAGATAGTGAACTATAACAATAACTCAATCTTGAAATGGAACTTAGCTAACACACAAGCAAAAATTGATATCAATGGTAATATTCAACCAAGTAAACTAAGTAGTAAGTTTCGTAGAATTGATGGTACAGTTGCCCTGATTATTGCTTATGCAGTATTGAATAGATACAGAATTGAATTTGAACAGATGGTGAAATAATGGGAGTTTTTAATCGTAAAAAAACAAAAGATATATCGCAGTCAATCTTATCAGTCAATGTGGCTGAGATTTTTAGTGATTTCGGTTCAAACATTCTAAATTCAGATACTGTGAAGATATGTATTGATTGCATAGCCAGTCATGCATCCAAGTTAAAACCTCGTCATATCAAAGAATCAAAAACCCTTGTTGAAGAGCAAAAGGGTTCGTTATCTTATCTACTGAAACATCAACCAAATGAACTAATGAGTCCGAGTGACTTTATCTACAAGATAGTTTCGTTATTATATTTAAACAATAACGTGTTTATCTATCCCCAATTCAATGAACGCAATGAACTGGTAGCATTATACCCAATCAAACCTCATACTGTTGAAGTAAAAAAAGATGCACTGGGTTCAACATTTTTGGAGATGCATTTTGATGATGGGAAGAGTTATCTCATTTCATATGATTCACTTATTCACTTGAGAAGATATTTCTACAGCAATGACATATTTGGTGGTAATGGTGCAATTGCAGATCATAAAGCTGTACTCAAAACTATTGCAATTAATGATTCAATTCTTCAAGGTATTGACAATGCTATTAAATCCTCATTTCAAATCAAGGGATTGCTCAAAATGAATGCCATGCTATCACAAGAAGATAAAAACAAACAAAAAGAAATCTTTGATAATGCATTAAGAACTAGTATCAAAGATAATAACTCTGCAATTATACCAGTTGATTTGAAAGCTGATTATGTACCATTATCGAGTGATCCAAAACTTGTTGATGCTGCAACACTTGATTTCTTAAACAAGAAAATCCTTTCGTATTTCAGAGTGTCTGAACCAATCTACAATAATAACTACACAGAAGAACAATTTAACTCATTTTATGAAGGTACTATTGAACAGTTATCCATCAAACTTTCAGAAGAGTTTTCTAGAATACTACTCTCAAAAAAACAAAAAGAAGATGGAGAACAAATCATCTTTTATAGCGAACGACTACAATATGCATCCTGGAATACCAAGGTCAATGCAATAGAAAAACTCATGGGATTAGGTCTCATGAGTTTGAATGAATCAAGAGCTTTGCTGGGTCTTGAACCAGTTGAAGATGGTAATAAGCGTCTTCAAAGTTTAAATTATGTTGATTCTACTAAGGCAAATGATTATCAAATAGGAAATCAATCGAAAAAGTAACCTAGATTTTCACATATGTGCAAAGATTTGTAACTTTTAAGTGACTTGCAGTTCCCTGTGATGGTGAAGTGCTAGTGTTTTTAACACAACCATACATCCCTTTTCGGACACCATTTGCGAATGATTGTCCCCAACCTTTCATCATATTAGCTGTAACTGTTAATCCATTGATTGTACACCAATCAAAATTCACTATCACTTCAGAACCTGAAGGCAATGAATTCACAATACTGATAAAATCATTAAAACTGCTCATATTTTATTTACCTCTATCCCTATATTTTATATAATATCAACAAGTCTTCAGTTTGACCCCCAAATATTTGAAACTCTTTCGATACAATTGATATATCGAAGGAGTTTTTATAATGAATAAAGAGATTAGATTATCAGAATTAAGACTTAATAACGAAAATGAAGAGATGGTTTTAGAAGGTTATGCCATTGTTTTTAACAAAGAAACACTTATTGGTGATGAGAAACGTGGATTTGTTGAAGTGATCGACAAAAATGCTCTTTTGGTTACCAATATGAAAGATGTACCTCTTAAATACAATCACCAAGATAACTTTCTTGTTATTGCGAGAACACGTAATGAATCACTTACACTAGAAGTGGATGAAGTTGGTCTTAAAGTAAGAGCGAAACTACTTGATACCGCATCAAACCAGGATATCTTTAAAATGGTTCAAAATGGACTACTTGATAAGATGTCATTTGCTTTTAGTGTTAAAGAACAATCATGGGATAGAAGTGGTGAAATCCCCAAAAGAACGATCAAATCAATCGAAAGACTTTATGACGTCTCGATTGTTGATACCCCAGCTTATGAAGATACATCGATACACGCTCGTAGTCTAGATGCCATGGATTTGGAACTGGATAACTTGGATAAGGAAGAGAAGAATCGAAAAACAAATCTTGTAAGAAAAAGACTAAACATAAAATTGAAAGGAAACCAATCATTATGAATGCAAATGTACGTATGAAAGAAATTGATGGGCGAATCGCAGAAATCAGAAAAACATCTGATACTGCATCGCTTGAAGAATTAGAAACACTTGAAAAAGAAGTGGATAAACTGAACGAAGAACGAAATGTCTTATCCAAAAAGATTGAAATGGCAAAGAAATTTGACCCAACTCCAGTGATTGAAACGAAGTCAGGTGGATTGCCAAAAGAAGCACTTGAAAAGCGTGGACTTGATTTACGTGAAAAACGTACCATCCAAGTATCACAAGATGAAATACTTTTACCAGAACACACCGATGGCAAGTTAGCAGCATATCCATTTAGTGAAGTTTCAACCTTGGTTGATAACATTAACTTGGTTAACCTAGTCGGTGGAGAAACCTACAAGAAGACTTTTGTAAAAGGTTCAGGAACTGCAGGTTACACTGCTGAAGGTGCTGATTATAATGAATCAGAACCAGCATTTGGTTATCTGACCATCACAAAATGTAAGTTAACTGCTTACACAGAGATTACTGAAGAACTTGAAAAGTTACCAGCAATCAATTATCAAAACGAAGTTATCAAAAACATCAAAACAAGTCTTAAGAAAAAGTTGTCACTTGAAATCCTCAAGGGTGCAGGTGGATCTAATCAATTCACTGGTATCTTTAGTCAAAATGCAACTGCTTTGGCAGATACAACTGATGTTGAAGTATCTGAAATCAATGAAGATACACTTGATGACATTATCTATGCGTATGGTGGACCTGAAGAAGTTGAAGGTAGTGCTATCCTCATTTTAAGTAAAGCAGACCTACGTGCTTTTGCAAGGCTAAGAACTGCTGAAGGACGTAAGGTTCATACGATTGACTATGTGAATCACACACTTGATGGCATTTTCTACATCATTAACTCCA